GTTTTAATGATGGTTGTATGGCATATATGACCATGGGAGAATTTGTTGCCAGAATGAGTAAGGAACATGGAATCATGCTTCCAAGCTTTATCCTAGATACAGAATACTCACCAGTTGCAAAACCCAAAAAGACAGAGAATCAATTAATTAGATTCTTAACATCCGATACATCAAGTCTTGTTACAATAACTGAAGTAATCAATAGGTTCTCGTTAAAGAGACTTGATATGGTTTCAGAAGAATCTAGAGCGTATCAGTACATAAAGGGCCGAGCGATCAACTTAATTGAAGATTTCGGAGATTGTCTCTATACTGATTCATCCGATAATAAAGTCTATATTTTTAATTTCGATAGAAGATCCGGTAAAATACTAGGATTCTCAATTAGAAGTCTCGATCCAAATTCCGAACGTAAGTACATAATCAAGTCATATTCCGATATTATTCATATCTTCTCTCAGATAGGACTCTCGAAGGATCTGGTGGAAGATGCGAACTTTCTTAATAACTACTTCAATATCTTGAACGTTGACTTCAGCAAGCCAATCAGAATGACTGAGGGTCAATTCGATTCAATGTTCATAACTAACGCGATTGCAACCTCTGGTGCATCTAAAGCCAGAAGTATTTTCTCTAATCTAGGGTCAAAGGGTGCTACTCAAGTTATATTTGACCGAGATAAGGCAGGCAAGACTCAAATGATGAATTTTATCCAGCAAGGATACTCTGTGTTTTTGTGGAATAAAGCAATCGGTGACCTAAAGAGAAAATTTAGTTCTACTGAAGATATGATGGCTCTACAAAAAGTCAAAGATATTAATGACCTTTTCTGTTACATGCATGACAGAAATTCAAATACTTCAATTGAAAGCTTTAATGAATGGATCAATAGTTATTTTAGCGATTCCGTGTTTGACATGGCGTACCTATAAATAACTATATGAAACCGAAAGAGCAGAAGAGCATCAAGACTTTCTTAAAACCGCGAGCTGGAACAATCCGTCAGGGATACTTTAAACCAGCGTTCCCTGAGAAGTACGTTGGCGATACTTCGCAAATAATATTCAGATCAAGCTGGGAATTCAAATTCCTAAAATGGTGTGATCACAGCCCGACTGTTATTAAATACTCAAGCGAACCAGTAGGAATTCCTTACTATTCTCCTCTTGATAAACGCGGACACACATATTATGTTGATTTTTATATCGTAACCAAAGATAGCTCAGGAAAGGAGCAGTCTTGGTTAATTGAGGTAAAGCCTGACAAGTATACCAAACCACCTACTGCCCCAGCAAGAATGACTGACAAGCAAACTGCAAGTTATGTATATGCAGCCAAGCAATACATTGTAAATCAGGCAAAATTTGAAGCAGCTAAAGAGTTCGCTTCAGTAAGAGGTTTAAAATTTGGGATAATAACCGAAAACTTTCTGTTCAAATCAATATAAAAGATATAAATGACGCAATTAGAAACTATACAAGACTTTTATCAAAACGGAACAGACCCGGACTTTAGTCCAAACCCAAATCACGTATTCATAAATATGACTCGTGGTGGAGACCGTACTATTCTGATTCCTGGTCATTTTTATACTCATACTGAACTTGAACCAATTGGGCCAGATCAGGTTCCAACTTGGGACGAATACGAATTACTTAAATATCCTTCCGTAAAAGATGTGGCCCTTGCTGCAAAATATCGAGTAAAGAAGCCGTATTATGATAACCGCCCCATATTTCTAGCATTAAGCCCTGATGGATTGGGCCTAAATGTTAAATTAATGTCCCAACCTCTAAGAAAACGGTTTATTCGGACATACTTAAATAAAATGAGTACTCCATTAGCTAACTGTTTTGAAGACGGCAACCTAATGGAATTTAATAAACGAATCAGGGAACGAGCAGTTGCTCCATTTTTTACGGTCGATACGACATTTATAAAGACCCTACTTGGAATGCCGGACATTAAATTCAATCTTCTGGTGAATAAATACAATAGAGAAAAGATGCGAAACTTAACCCTTATCGACTGGGATACTGTTCCTAACTTACACTTAGCGAACTATTCAACTGACAGGACAATATCGGCTAGATCAAGTTTCTCTCTATTTGAAATAAAATAAACAATTAAATGGCAGGATTTTTAGACAGTAACCCAATGAAAGGGCTTAGATCAAGCTTAACCGCACTAAGTCGATTTGGTATGAAATACGATGACCTTCTTGTGAAGAACTCACAAGCGATAGGTTACATTGAAGGTCAGTTAACGGGTTTCAACAACGCAATGGGAGATGATCTGATGAAGGCTACTCTTGCTCTATCCGATACGACATCCTCATTAAAGAACAAGTCAATCGCGTTCTTTCAATTAGACTATGTTCAGAAAAGAGAGAGACTTAGGGATCTTGCATCAAATGGCGAAATTGAATTCGTTATTGAAACTATTGCAGATGATGCAATTGTATACGATGAAGATAATCGATTCTGTTATCCAAATGACCTAGTTGGAGAAATTAATTACCGAGGAAAGAATAAAGACCAACGTCTTAACTATCAAGAAAAAGTAATTGAGAAGTACCAAGAAAATTTTGCAAAGATCTATAGTGCATGGAGTTTCGACAGAGGAATTTCAGCATGGCAGTACTTTTACCAATGGTTAATTGAAGGTCACTTGGCATTTGAAATCATTTACGACAATATCTCAAATCCAAAAGATATTATTGGATTTAAGGAATTAGATCCATCTACTCTTTATCCTGAAGTAAAAAAAGATTCAGGCGGAAAAATTTATCTGCAATGGTCTCAACGTGATCCCATTAATAAGATGAATCGTACCTTAACTGATTCACAAATTATCTACATTTCATATTCAAATGAATTTAGAACCAAGCGAGTTAGTTTCGTAGAGAGACTACTTCGTTCATTTAACCTACTTCGTTTAATTGAACACTCTAAGATTATTTGGCATACAATGAATGCGCCAATTCGTTTAAAAACAAGCGTACCAGTTGGAACAAAATCAATGCAAAAAGCCAAAGAAGATGTTCGTGAGTTTACCAATACCTTAAAAGAAGATATAACATTCGATGGTAGCTCTGGAGAATTAATGGTTGATGGAAAACCTAATATTCTTTTCTATAAAAACTACGTTCTTCCAGTAAACGATAGAGGCGAGAAAATCGATATTGAAGCACTTGAATATCCAGGCCCAAATTTATCAGGCTCTGAATTATTAAAATACTTTCAAGATAAACTAAAGCTTGACTCTAAACTTCCATATTCACGTTGGTCAGAAGGTCAAGGTGCATACACTATGAATGCGGAAGGTATTTCAAGAGAGGAGATTCGCTACAATAAATTCATCAAGAGATTAAGATCAGCCTTCAAAGAGTTAATCACCAAACCTCTGTATTTGCAAATGTGCTTAGATATTAAGGATTTAAAAACGGATCACCGTTTCTCAAATGCAGTAGGTATGCTATGGCACAATGATAATGTATTCGAGGAGATTAAAACTCAGGAATTACTTAATAAACGTCTTGCTACCCTTAATGCAATGAAAGCGGTAGTGAATGATGATGCTAAACCTTACTTCTCAACCGAATACTTAATTAAAGAATACTTGAAATTAAGTGACGAGGATATTGCTAAAAACCGAAGCTACCAAGCAACTCAAGACAATGATGCTAAAGCTGACGGTGGCGCCGCTGCTGGTGGAGCCGCTGCTGCTGGTGGAGCGCCTGCTGCCCCAGCTGGAGAAGAACCGGCTGGTGGAGAAACCTCATCTGAAGTAGGAACACCAGGACAACTTTAATTTTAGGTATACATGAATCGTAAAGTAACAGTAATAGGTGGGGCCGGATTTATCGGATCTCACCTTGTTAAATCACTCGTAGAGCAAGGGTTCCGAGTAACCGTAATCGATAATCTATCGACCGGTAAGAAAAGCAACATTAAAAACTTAGCGATTGACCTAAGAGTCTACGATATTACAGGGGATCCCAAGAAGATCGCCGCCATCATTAAAGGTTCAGAATGCGTATTCCATTTAGCCGCATTAACTTCTGTCCAGGAGTCATTAGAATCACCTACTCTATATAATTTAGTAAATGTAATAGGAACCTCAAACGTGCTTGAAGCGTGTCGAATCGCTGGTGTATCGGAATTAGTGTTTAGCTCAACTAGTGCAGTATACGGAAACACTGAGTTATTTCCAACTAATGAATCTGTACCGCTTGATCCAATTTCAACCTATGCGTTAACTAAACAGATTGGGGAAAATTATTGCAAATTATATTCTTCAATTTACAGAATAAAAACGACGTGCCTTAGATATTTCAATGTTTACGGTCCAAATTCAAATCCTGACAGTTCATACCGCTCAGTCATTCCAATATTTTTAGAAAAAGCTAAGGCTGGCAAACCTTTACCAATCACAAATGACGGAGAACAGCGAAGAGATTTTATTCACGTATC